CTTGAAAATGGTTACTGGTGCATATGATCCTTATATCTATTACTTCCTGTGGGAAGAAGGTTCTTGGGATGATAGAACTGCTCCCCGTAAACTAACACCGGAAGCTGAATACTTTCCTAACGTAGTTAAATGGGTAGAGTCTATGGTTGGAAATATTTTCGAAGATATAGGCCGTGTTATATTTTTCCACTGCGAAGCAGACGGTGTTCCATTTGAGCATAGGGACCTTGATGCGAAAAACGGTATTGATGTTATTAAACCGCATAGAAACGAATTTATTCACATCAGACCTAACACTAAAAAAGCATTCTATGTCTGGGACCCGGAAAAGAAAAACAAAATTTATCTCAACACAAGAGCAGCTTGGTGGAACGATGTTGACTGGCACGGCGGCGAACGTATCATGGAACAGAGTTATAGTTTGCGTATAGACGGAAAGTTTACTGAAGAGTTTCGCAAAAAGTTAGGAATTGATCATCTTGAAGCCTATTAAAGTGCTATGCACTGGCAATCCAAACGATATAGGTATAGCTCAGGAAATAAACAATATATTTCCTGATGCTGTTTTTGCCTCCAGAACGTCGGGATTTGATTTAGCAACTAAGGAAGGTATTGCTAAATTGAAAGACATACTTCCACAATTTAATGTGTTGGTTAATAATGCATATGTTTCCTTTGGAGTTCAGAAAGAAATTTTAAAACTAACAAAAGAAGTATGGGAATCAGGACACGTTTTTAATATTGGTAGCTTAGACGAATACGAAATGTATTCACATGTAAATCCTCGATCACATAAAGAAAACAACGAGTTAAAAAATTTAGGGCTGTCTTTTAACAGTGATAAATTTAAGGTAACACATGTAACTGTTGGTATTTTTAAATCATTGCACAAAGCAAAAACATTAGAGTTGGATGTAATGGATCCTAAACATGTTGCAAGCACGATCAGATGGATATTAGATGCAGGCATAGATGTTCCAGTTATAGGAATACAAAAAATGACAGACGAAGTATCGGCCTTATATAAAAGTCACTCCAAATCATAATGAAATATATAGGTAATTTTAAAGATTGGATTAAAGAAGAATACGTCGAGTACCTGTTGACTCATAACGGAACTCCGCGGCCTAACACTCCTGGTGAGAATCCAGACAGTGAGGAATTTAGAATAGCAGTTGAAGTTGGTTACGATTTATCAAAAACATGGTGGTATCATTATTGCGAGAAGAACACACCCTTTGATATTACTGTTCCGATAGAAACTGATAAGAAAATTATGTGGTGGTTTATTAAAATGAACCCTGGGCACTACATGCCAGTACATAGAGACCCGCATGTTACTCAAGATCCAAACTTTTCTAACTGTACAAGATACTGGATGCCTTTGCAAGACTATCAACCCGGGCATGTCTTTGTCTATAAAAATATTTTTATGACTGATTACAAGGCAGGAGACTTATGGGCCTATACCGATCCGTCAGAAATTCATGGAGCATGTAATATAAGCTATACTCCAAGACTTACATTTCAGTTTACAACTTACGAATAACATATGAAATACATAGGCAACTATAAAAATTGGATCACTGATGATCTTATGAACTTTCTTAGGACACACGACGGTGACACAAGACCAGTTTGGCAACCAGAAAGATGGCAAGGCCATCCTTTGTTAGATGAGTTCCGTGAACTTTGCCGTGTTGGGTATTCACATAAGAATCACGACTTCCAGCAATTCAATTCTAACACCGAAGAAATGAAGGGCTTTCCAATTGTATTGCCGGAGCTACCAGAGAAACGAAAGCATTGTTTTTGGTGGTTCATTAAATTGCATCCGGGGCAAATGCAGGCAATGCATATAGATCCGCACTTGGTTGAAGTAAAGAATCCTGTACGTTACACAATGTTCTTAGAAGATTATCATCCTGGACATATATTTGTGTGGGAAGATAAAATTGCTGCAAACTATGTAGCAGGAGATCTATTTGAGTGGAGTGATCCTATGATCATTCACGGCTGCACTAACATTAGTTTCAAGCCCAGATATACATTACAAATTACTATGCACGATTAATTTGTTCTTTAACGGAAATATAGGGAGAATCGTTGCTACACAAAACCTTGCAAGGCCCAAACGATTTTTCCTTCCACTTCTTGTGCATAAGTTGTTGCCATATAGGACGACTCATTATCTCTTGAATGCTGTACTTATTAGTATCTAACGCTTCTAATCCGCCAAACTCGTTAATTAATTGATAAGTTTCATCTTGTAGTTGCTTTGCAATTCTAATAACTGATGTGTCGTCTGCAATCTTATACCTGTTATACAGATTAATATCATAATTTGCATAGACAAAAGATGCAGTTAGACAACACGGAAATAAATGTCCGTGAGCATCAATATATAACTCTTTAGCTTCGTGGGTAAAACAACTGACTTCTCCTTGCCATTGTTTGTAATCTTTTAAGTCTACAAATTCTATAGGTTTAATGTCACTATGATCGTGTTGCTCAATGTGATAAGAAATTTCACCTGATCGGTTCAGTACAGGAAAAGGTTTCTCAAATCTCTTACTGGTCTTGACATTAAATGATTTAAATCCAATCTTCTTTGCAACTATACGAGCAGCTTCTACTTCGTGTTGATTGTGTTTAAATTTAATAAACATCCAATGAGCCTGGCCGCCTGCAGATATAAATGCCTTAGCGTTTCTAATTATTGTGTCAAAGTCTGTGCCAATGCGATGCAGACTATGTGTAGTCATTCCGTCTAATGCAAATTCAATCTTGTGATTATGAGGTAACGCCTGTGCTAACGATTCCCACCATGCGATGTTTCTTGCACTGCCGTTGGTATTGATTACTACAGCTACATCACTATTGTCTTTTAAATATTGACACATTTCTATTAGGTCATTATTTAAAATAGGATCTCCGAAGTCTCCACAAAAAGTAATTTGTTTCAATCTTGATAATACCTGCAGATTTATGATAGCCTTGAAGTTATCAATTGTCCAATCGTTGAGTTTCAGCAGGGGATTTTCAATACCTCCGTGGATATTTCGCAAGCACATGGGACAACTTGCTTGACATCGATTGGTGATTTCAACCTGGATCTGCTCTGTTTCTTCAAAACTAAACACGATTAATATCCAATAATGTGAAACATAAATTTAGGTTCCATGCCTGCATTAATTCCGGCATGCCATTCTTTATAGTTTTTCCATTTAAAAATAGTTCCAGGGGTCATTTTATAAAGATAGTCTTCGCCCAATATAAAGATATGACCCATAACAGGAGCCGATAGTGAAATACTGTATCGAAGAACCTGACCTTTTTTTAGATATTCGGGTTCGTTGTCGTCAACGTCCCAGTGCCATGGCGCATAGTAACCGGGATCTATACGACTGATCCAAGATCTATGTACACCCTTTAATTTTAAATGAGCCGCAACATTATCGACTATGTCCTGCGAATAATGATTACCGGGATAATAATTTGTCCATTTAATTGCGTTTGGATTAAACTTTGCATCCTGCCATTTTTTGTAAATATCTGCGTATCCGGGCGTATCAAAATTCCATCTGTTAGGATCGGTAGTAACTGATACGCCTTCTTTATCTATTAAAGATGCAACAATAGATAGTAGATCGCTATTGTTATAGCGACCTGCATGTGCTGAGCTTACTAAAGTTGATAGATTGTTTTTAAGCATTTAATAATCAGTCATTCCAAATAACCAAAACCCCATATTCTTTCTTGGCACCACCAGCACTTTCCGCAATGGGATTCGGGGTGTTTGTCATTTTCACAACTACGAGTTACTGGAAACAGTTCTTTTTCAACATTAAAAAATCTATAGATCTTTGCTACGTCTTTTTTATTGTTATTAATTAACGGTGAATATACTCTCTTGTCGGAAACAATTTTATCTTTTATCTCTCCGCCAATGGTTACGTTACCGCAATCTGTTCCTTTGGGAATATCAATTTGTATTCCAAATAAAGGATGTACATTCTTATCTCGTCTAAAGTCAACATGAAATGAAGGAAGTTTTTCATCCCAGTTTTCATACACTTCGTCTGGAGGAAATTTAGTAATTCCGGTATAGACTATGTCAACAGTTTTATTATCGAGATATTCTTTATAGACTTTAAACAGCATTTCGGGAGCAGCCTGCTCTAATCTCAGTTTATGTACAAAGTAATTCTTCTTTCCAGTAAGCTCACTGCACTTCTTGACTACTCTATCAAAAGGATTTTCTAATGCTAATCTTCTATATTCGGGTAACAGTTGAAAAATATGTAAATCGTGTTCAACATGTTTCATTAAAACATACAGTAATGCCGAACTATCTGCGCCGCCGCTTACACTAATACCTACGGGACCGTCTTTGTATATACCAATTGATATATTATCAAAATTTATATAGTTTAGTTTATCTTCCATAGTAGCTTTCATAAAATTCGTTGAATGGATTATCAGGCCAGACTTTTCCTAAGTGTGTTTTAATTGTATTTTCAAAAAATATTTTAAAGTCTATTTGATCATCGACTTTTGCATTCTTAAATCTGTCAGTTGAATCTACACCTACTATTCCTTTTAGTGTATCAAACGGAATATATCGTTCTTGAATTCCTACACAAGAATAAAAGTCTATAGTTTTTACATGACCGTCGGCTCCGATAAAAAAGCAGTGGGGATATAATGCCATTTTATAATACCCTAATTCTAATATATCAGTTAATGCCTGTCTAATTTCTTTCTTCCAAATAGAAAATTGTTTGCTAACATCTCTGCCACCGATGATAATATGGTTCATACTTTCCTTATTCCATTCGATGAATATTTTTCTTTGATTTACATCGACATCAATTAATTTTGGAGTCCAACTACGTCCTTGAAAGAGTGATAGATGTTTTAATTCTCTTTCAAAAAAGTAGTTTATAAGTTCCTTTGTCAATTGATTATTGTTTTGATAGGGACTATTTTCATCCCACAACATGCACATTATGTTCTTTTCAGGATTTACAATCGGAGTATAGAGCATGTTAGTAGTGTGATCTTGTTTAAGATCATTTAATTTATAAAGGTATGTCCAGTTTGAAGTGTCTATCATATCAGCTCTACATTAAAACTTTTGCCAGCACATTGTCTAAATTCTTCAATATATTCAGATTCTAATTTAAAAGAAACAACTGCACCTTCATATAAAAAATTAGATATTATTTTTCTCTTGTTTGCTCGGTTTAGCCAACAACTAATCTGTTGATCAAAATCGAATCTTGCTTTATCTAAGTTAGATATATTTGTAGTTACTTTGATATCTAATGGATTTTTTAAATTAGTCTTGGTTAATAACTTTCTAATCACCAACTGTACCCGAGGTAGACGTCCAAAGTTTACTGCACTATGTAATCGGCCTGCGTCCATATCGTACCAAATACCGTCCTGCTGTGTTTTATGGATGTCGTTATTTTCAAGATCGACCAGATAACTATGATCGCCAGATATTGACAAATGGTATCTATCGTCGATATCGGCATGTACAGTATAACACGTTCCGGGCTTTAATGTTATTATTCTTGCTTCGCCTACATTGAAAGGCAATGTTTGGAGGATCTTTTCCCACGGAGTTCCGATAAACTCTTCTTTGATAATCCAAGGATCATAGAAAAAGTCCCCAGTCGGTTTGTTAATTGACTGTCGGAATTCGTCTGTGTTATATGTTGATGCTACCTTTAATAAATCTTGAGGAACGGTATAGGGTAGTTGTGACAGCATGAAATATTTATATACCATGATAATGCCACTAAATATTTTTAACTTGTTAGGAATTTCATTGAATACCCAAAGTAAAACATTTTGCTTACATCCATTTACAGGTTTGGCGACAAGAGAAGACGGTGCAGTCAAAGTTTGTTGTCGCAGTGCGCCGATTGGTCACATCAAAGATAACAGTCTGGAAGAAATTTGGAATAATGAAACCATGCAACTTGTCCGTCGACAGGTGCTAAATGGTGAAAGGCCTGACGTCTGTAAGCCCTGTTTTGATTTAGAGGACCAAGGTGTTGAGAGTTTAAGACAACGTCACATCAATGGAGTTATTCCTGAAGCACGTATTAACCTATATCCAAATACTCCTTTGCAGGAAATTATGCCTTTTGAATTTCCTACTATGGAGATCAAGCTCAATAATCTATGCAATTTAAAATGTCGCATGTGCAATCCATTGGATAGCACCAGTTGGCAAGATTGGAATACGGTTGTTCCATTTTACAAAAAAGAAAAAAACTTTTTAGTAAACACAATTGACAACTTAGTGGATAAGCCAGGAAAGTATATAGGTGCGTTTGACGATACAGACAACTGGTGGGCCAGTTTTGAAAAGTTGCTACCTTATTTTAGGCGTGTAGAGTTTGCAGGAGGAGAGCCTCTAATGGATCCTCAGCATTATCGAATTTTAGATATGTTGAAACCCTACGGCAAGAACATCGAAATTAAGTATGCAACAAATGGAACAACGTTAGGTATTAGTCAAGGACGAACAATACACGACTACTGGCCTCACTTTAGAAGTGTTGCAGTTAACGTCAGCATAGACGGCATTCACGATGTTTATAACTACATTCGCGGCAACGGCGACTTTAGTCAGTTAGAAGATAACATTAAAGAAATACAAAAAATTCCTAATGTAAGCCGAGTAGTTGGAGCATTCACTGCACAAGCAGGTAACATATTACAGGCAGCAGAATGTATCGACTACTTCATTAACAAAATGAACATTGTATTCTACAGTCACAGGGTCAGTTATCCTAACTGCCTATCTGCACAAGTCTTACCTTTTGATCTAAAAGACCTTGCAATTAAAAGATTGCAATCTGTTAGCCTTCGAGTCGATTCTTGGGAAGCTGTTAAAAAGAATCCTCTCTTAGGTAAAGTAACGCACCAGCAAATTAAAGACAACATTAACTATTTGCAGGCTAAAGATCAATACCATTTGTGGAAAGATTTTGTTGAGTTTAATCTTGGATTAGATTCTACCAGAAAACAAAATTTATTAGACGCAGTTCCTGAATTTAAAAATTATGTTTAAGCAATTGATTGATCAGCACAGTCTAAAAGACTACATTCGAGAAGTTGACGGAGTATATTTTCCAATGCATCCCGAATGGAAAAAAGTTTCTCTCAGCGTTAGCGGTGGTGCTGACAGTGCATTGCTATCTTATCTAATATGTAATACAATAGTTACATTAGGTTTAAACATAGAAGTTCATGTTATTAGTAATGTTAGGATGTGGAAAACACGACCTTGGCAAAAATATAACAGCTTAGATGTCTTTAATTGGTTAGTAAAAAGATTTCCGTCTTTAAAATTCTACAGGCATGAAAACTTTATTTCTCCTGAAATTGAATATGGGAATATTGGTCCAATTATTAAAGATACTTACGGACAGATGAAGGGCGGAGATCAAATTAGTACCAGATCACATGCTGAATATATTTGTATCACAAACAATATAAATGCTTGGTTTGCTGGTATTACAAAGAATCCACCGGAGGAATTTTCAAGCAAAGGAATGCCCGATAGGAATGTTACAGAGTTAACGGATTTAAGATCTATTATGGTCGAACATGAAGGCATTTGGGCGTGTCATCCTTTCAAATATATTGCTAAAGATTGGATAGTCAAACAATATATAAACAATGACCTCATGGACTTATTTGAAATCACAAGAAGTTGTGAAGGAGAATTTAGTCATATCAATTATAAAAACTATGTACCCGGGCAAATGGTACCAATGTGCGGAAAATGTTTTTGGTGTCAAGAAAGAAACTGGGCTTTGAAAATTAATCATCTATGATTAAAGTAACTAATAGGTGGCCTCACCAGAGCAGTATCAAAGTCGAGTGGAATCTCGGAAAGAGGTGTAACTACGATTGCAGTTATTGCCCAAGCAGCATACATGATAACAACAGTCCGCATACTGATATTAATGTTCTTAAGTCGACTGTGGACAAATTAATGACTTTAGGCAAACCTATACGTCTTAGTTTCACTGGGGGAGAGCCAACTGTTCATCCTAAGTTTAAAGAACTTGTACAGTATTGTAAGCATGTAGGAATACCGTGGATTGGCGTAACAACCAATGGCACACTGCCTGTTGAATTTTATTCTTCACTGCCAGTTGACCAATATGTATTCAGCATACATTTTGAATACGATTGGATGAAAGCTGTAAACACCTTAAGAGAAATAGCAGAGCATACGGCAATCAAAGTCATAGGTCAAATAATGGCACATCATAACATGATGGATAGTGTTATGATAGTTAGAGCGGCATTAACTAATGATCAGATTCCTAATACTGTTAGAAGAATAAGATGGACAGAAGGTGATCATAACATTTTCGATGATATGAGATACCATCCTGATGATTACAAATGGTTGATAGGACAAGAAGCTACTGTATCTCCTAACACTGTAATAGTGTATAAAGACAAAGAAGAATTACTTCATGCCAATGACGTTATTAAACTGCACAAAAACAAGTACAAAGATTGGATGTGTTATGCAGGCATCGAAAGTCTTATGATTAATTGGGACGGAGATGTCCATCGCGCTACTTGTAGAGTAGGTGATAGTTTAGGAAATATTTACAACGGAACATTCTTAGCCGCTAACGAACCTATTAAATGTACAAGAGACTGGTGTACCTGTGCGGCTGACATACCTTTAACAAAAATAAAAAATGATCAAGACAATAGCGATTAAGTTAAAAAATCCCGAACCGTTAATGGTGACATGGGAGCTGGGCAGACGTTGTAATTACGACTGCACCTATTGCGAGGCAACACGACATAATAACATTAGCAAACATAGTTCTCTTTCTGAACTAAAAAAGACATTTGACTTTATCAATGAATATATAAAATTGTACGGACTGGAAAATGCAAACATCAATTTCACTGGCGGCGAACCAACAGTTAATCCTATATTCTTTGACTTTGTAGAATATGCCAAGACTAATCCAAATTTTAAATTAGGTCTAACTACTAACGGAGCATTTAGTACAAAGTTTGTACCAACTATTGTTGAATCATTTAAATGGGTAACTGTCAGTTATCATGCTGAGTCAGACAAAACTCTTAAAAACAATGTAGTCAAAAATATTTTAGAACTGCATAAGAGTAAAATTGCTCTAAAAGTTAATGTTATGATGCACGCCGATTACTGGGACGAATGTGTTCAAGTGTGCGAGCTATTAGACAAAGAAGGTGTCCAGTATAACCCAAGACCTATCGGTGATGGTAACGTTACTCGAGTAGGATGGTTTACTGATACCGACGGCACGCTGAGAAGAACCAGTCACGAATATACTGAAGAACAACAGGCATGGTACTTTAAACGTATGGGATTGCCAGCTAATACTACTGCAAAAAAACAAGGCACTGAGTTAGGTAGAAATTGTTGCGGCGGAAGATGCGTACAAGGAAAAGTTAATGATCAATGGCAAACTGTTAACCTTGTAGATACTCATTTCAAAGGATGGCATTGCAGTGTAGATCGATACTTCTTGCATATCGATCAAGAAACAGGTCTGGTATACCATCATCAAACATGCCAAGCAACCCACACAGGAAAAAAGGGAGCGATTGGTAATTTGGACCAGCCTGAAGAAATTTTTAATTATGTAAAAGAGAACAGAGATAACATCATTGTCTGTCCAAATAATCGATGTGGCTGCGGAATGTGTGTCCCTAAAGCAGAAACTCTCGAAGAATATCTCAATATTAGATAATTTTTAGTATTCGATTTAGTTCTGGAAACACTTGATTAAACTGTTCATTTCTTAATTGGTCAATTCCCTTGATAATTTTTATTCTATTATCTCGGACATTGGCCAGTGAATGATTGGTAAAAGTCGATGTTAGATAGTTCCTAATATCATTATCTATAACATTGTTTCCTAATAGCGTTAGGATCTGCTCTTTTTCTTCGGGCATTAACATACTTACATCAAAGTGGTTAGGATGTCTAACAAAGTTTCTTACAATATTACCTGTAGGAAATTTAATGTTGTCACACCATTTAATAAATTCAGATCCAGATAACACATTAAAGATGCTAATAGAATAAGAAATACCGACATGGATAAAGTTATATTTTAAAGCATCGATAAAGTTCTTTTCTACCCTATCCCACTTTGCAGGATTTCTTTGATAATTGAACTTTTCGCCCAGGTCATCTATACTGTAGCCTATATAAACATGTTTGAAATGTTTTAACAGTTCAATTAATTCGGGTTCTAATGCAATCGTTCCATTAGTTAGTATTCGTACACTGATGTTTTTAGATTTATTCTTTTCAATACATGCTCGGAAGAACTCGTAATTTTTCTTAATCAATAAAGGTTCGCCGCCACTTATATAAAGAACTTCTAAGTTATCAATAAAGGCAGATAACTCACTCCACCTTGAATCGATATCTACCCAACTTTGCGGAGCATCTTCTATAGTCGTAAATCCGAATAATTGCTTTTCGTCTCTTTTCCAGACATGGCTATTTTTACTTGAACATATTCTGCATTTAATGTTGCATATATTTCCAAACTTAATGTCCATCATTGCAGGTGCAAGTGCATCGGCCGATACTGCTCTATCAAAAAGATGTTTATACTTTTTATTTTCGTATTGCCTTCTTGATTTAATTCCAACATCTTCGCACTGTTGACATTTGGCACAACCTACAGGTTCAACACCATTTAAGTAATCTTGCCTTAATTGTTTAAAGCGATCATTATTCCATACTTCTATAATACTACTGTCTCTGTGGTTAATGTTTCCCATGGAAGATTCATATTCGCAACAGGGCCGAACATCGCCCGAAGGACTCACTTCTATCTGTGCCCACGGTACTATGCAAAATTTAGACATGATACTGCTTCATTAATTCAGTATACTCATCCTGTAATGCTGCCTTTGGCGCACACAGCCCGCACCAGCAAGATGATTTCTTACAGACAATAGTATCGGTTTCTGTTTTTACTCTGTCTAACAACGGCTTGGTATTGGCTAAATTTCCAATTGGTCCAATGCTACCGTCGAAGTTCATACGGCAATCTTTGTTGGTAAAAATTTCTCCGGTAGTTTGCCTAATATAAAGAAAGAATTTATCAACAGAGCAACTCCATCCTTTGAAGTTATTACCGTTAACATAAGAAGTCTTCTCTCCGTCTAAACACATTTCATTGCCGCCGCAACAAGCTCTGCCTTGCTCGGAAAGATCAAATCCTTTAGATACAATAGCAATTACTTTCTTAGCTGTAGATACAGGAGGCTTACCTGTTAAAAATTCTACTTGTTCATTATTGTAGTTAAATCTAAAATCGAGCCAATGATGATCTAATTGTCTTGGCAAATACTTTATGTCATTGGCCTTACACCATTCGATCATGTTCTGACATCTTTCCCATTTTTTAGGATGCATCAATATTGCAACATGAAAGTTTTTGTTTTTTTCTTTTAGGTATAAAACATTATCTTTGAATAGATCCTGTTGCTTGTCATTGGCTTCGCTATGATAACTGATAGTAAAATAGTCTACAAGGTCAACAATTTCACTCCATCTTGTTTTGCCACTGATTGCATTTGTAATTAGACTGACACTGAGGCGCCAAGTTTCGTAGGATGCTTTCTTAGATCTAATATACTGTAAAATTTCAACAATGTTAGGATGAAAGATACTTTCGCCGCCTTGTATGTTTAGACTTGCTTTCTTTAAAGGAGCAGTCTTTTTAGACATTTGAATGTCCAAATACTCGGTTATAAAATCCACCGTTGAAAGACACTCAGCCAATGGAGGGTGAGACTGGGTGTTGTCGTGACCGTCGCCGCAATAGCTACAATCTAAATTACACTTCAAAGTTGACTCCCATGCAACTTGAAATGTAAGATTCTTTACGGGCTTTAATGTATTGAACTCAGGCATGTTTTACTTTTTTAGCAACGGTTTCTCTATTACAGGGACAAATTAATTGTTTACAAGTTGTTGGTACTATTGGAACATCGAACGTTTCGATAAAATTAGAATCATACAAATTAAACTCAGTATTAAGTCCATACAGGGGTTGTTGGCAATTGCTCGAGATTCTACCATTGCCAAAAATTTTTATAATTTCTACGCCAATGTTGCATGACCAATTATAGAAAAAGTTCAAGTTATTTTTCTTAATCCAACCGTCGTCAATTGTGTTTACTATTTCACCATTACTATATTTTATAGTAGTAGTAACTACGGGTTTTTTAGTAGTCGAATTATGCCACTCCATACTGGGCATTCTTTTTATAGGTTCTTTAAGATATTCTAACTGGTCTTGTGTATGCTTATGTAATCCGTCGAAGTAGACAGCTTTTGCAATTATAGGCCAATTGTGTTGGCTATCAAACAGTGCGTTAACAATGTCTTTACACGCATCAAAATTGTTTGGATCCATAAGCACATCTGCATTTACATATGCACCGTTATGGTACAGCATGTCTGCAACTTCAATGATATGATCTATTTTTGCAAATTCGTTATGCACACTGATTGCAATATGGTCGAAGTTATTTAAATTCTCAGTCCACCATCTTAAACTTCTCGATGCATTTGTACTTAACTCTATTATTACATCAAAGTTAGATTTTAAAAAATTGCATAATTCTGGAAGGTCTTTCCACACAGTTGGTTCGCCACCGACAAGGTAAAAATGAAACTTATTTTTACCGTACTTTTTATAATGAGTTAATAAATGATATAGATTGTTCTTAACAACTGCGATGTCTGGCCATGACACATCTCCCTCATTGCTGCCAGGGAAGCAATAATGACATTTGTAATTGCAGAAGTTTCCTAACATGTATTCAATTCTTAACATGTTATCGGGAACATCGTTGTCTATTTCATTAATCATAATAGGTGCGATAACTCTGGAAATGTTTCAACAAAATTAGTTTTCCTAAGTTGTTCTAATTTTTCTATGTATTCCTTAAAGACAGGTAACAAATGACTATGGTCCTCAGAATCCATAAAGTCTAAAACTGCTTGCCAGCGCTTCCATCCGTAGGGATTGTCTTTCCAAAAATCATCATCTTGTCTATAATTGTTGTACAGCCAAGTTTTCAACTCTTCGAACTTTTTTCTTACTTCTATTTTATCAGCTGCGGGCAAACATTTAATACTTAGATATGTGGGAATATATATCAAGTGCATATTAAAAATGCCGCCGCCTGCTTCTACGCCTGCCGTAACATTTTCAAAGTTTATTTTCTTAAAATTTTGTTCAATCTTCCACTTGGCAAAATCGGGTAGATGTTTGATATTAAGAATCTGAATAGCTGTTGCTATACTTACCTGTATATTGTCCGGAGTATTATCAAGTCGGTTTAGGTTTTTTACAATGGTATTCCAATCGCTGGGGTAGCGTATGTAATAGTTCTTATCTCCTATCGCATCAATACTGAATCCAATTTTTACTTTTTTAAATTTTTCCCAGAGCTTGATAATATCTTCAGATATTAATAGACCATTAGTATTGTAGCGTACAAGAATTTTATCTGCATACCCTTGCCTAATGATTTCTTCTAAGAACAGTTTATGCTCTTTGATCATCAACGGCTCGCCGCCTGCAAAATAAACCTGCTTTAGGTTAGGAATCTGAGCATACATTTCTTTCCAGAAGTCGGGATTCTCATGCCAAAAGTTGTTAAACTTTTTACGATCCCAATGCATCTGCTGTTTAAGTTCTTTTGCTTCAAACAGAGGATATACTTTTTTGTGGTCAGCTACCCATTGACTGCTGTCGTGCGGACTGCACATCACACATTTAATGTTACAGGTGTGACCTAATCTTAGATCAAGATACGTTAACTTTTCAGGAACAGTCCCATCCTCTTGTGTTTGAGCAATTAGTTCCTCAATGTCAATTCCTTCTTGTACCCAGGTACCAGTTTCCCATATTCTTTTACTGGCCACGCCTTTAGACTCTTCATCAAAGCACTTAGTACAACTGGCAGGGATATGCCCATCTAACATGGTAGTGCGAACGCTCTTCATATAACCGTTGTTCCATGCACTCATTGGAGTTTCTCTTCCGAAGTTTGCCGGGCGTCCACTTTCGTTCTTCACCAATCCAATAGTGTGATTTTCTCCTGCTCCACTGGAATTAGCACTACAGCATAGACGCATATCTCCATTAGGTCTTGTTGCAAAATGTATCCAAGGTAGTACGCAAAAGGTAGGAGACTTAGACATGTTGGCAATCTTATTTTGCCATTTGCCTAACTGTGTGTCTTCGGGCTGTAACCAGAATACAGGTGAAGTGTTGTTGTTCATGTTAATTTCTTTTCTACGAATTGATCAATTGGTTTTGAGAACTCGTTTTTCCCGCAAGTTCTGGCGCAGGTTATTAATTTTTTAGATCCCCAGTAATCATCCCAAACAGTTTGATATTCGTCAGAGTCGATTATGCTCTTTACTGATTTTTCTAAAGTGTTTATAGTTCCTAAATCTGATATTAGACTGTTGTACTGATCGAGTATTTCTTGTCGCACTTCAAAGATTAAACTGTTAGGTTCTGTGTAGTTGTACGGAGCAGATGCTAAGAAGCAGCAAGGCAATAAATTTTTATAGGCATCTATATAAACTTCTTTAGTCTTTAATACATAACAATCTATTTCGGCCTCCGCAACTATTTCTTTGTATTTGTTCAACGCAGATTTGTCGATAAATTTGATTACAGAATTTTTAGTAGGGTAAAGTGTGTCAACTGTTTCCCCTTTGTCGTTGTATACAGGAAATTTACTATCGCCAACAAACCTACTACTGTTCTTTACAGTAAACCTTGTAAAGCCTAACTGTTTTGAAAGACTTCTTGCTGTTTCAACTTGGTGCTCATTGTGCTCAAATACTATGTAGGCCCACTCTGCTTTTCCGCCTGCATCAATAAAGGCTTTGGCATTCTTAATAATCTTTGAGTAATCAGTTCCTATTCTGTATCTTGAGTGGGTATCTTCAAGTCCGTCAATTGCAAAAATAACAATATGATTTTTTGGCATCTTTGAAGCCAAGGATTTCCACCATGATTCGTTTCTAAGACTGCCGTTAGTATGTATTCTTATTGATACTTGACTGTTGTCTTTGATGTAATTGCACATAGCAGGCAAGTTATCATTTAACAGTGGGTCTCCAAAGTTTCCGCAGAAGTAAATGCTACTGACTTGATCTAATACTTCTTGTGTTATGATGTTTTTGAAATCGTCAAAAGACCATTCAGTTATTTTGATTAACGGGTTACTCTGTCCGCCGTGATGGTTTCTACTGCACATAGGACAACTGGCCTGACAGTTATTTGTAATTTCTAAATGTAGCTGTTTTAACTCATTAAATTTAAACATTATGTCCTATGATCATCCATCGTGTGTATAGCGGCAACTCTAACTGACCTTGCCATTTGATATCAATCTTAGATTGTAGTGCAAATTCTTCTAAAGAATCTGCAGGTCTAATATGTTCGTCGATGCGATAGTTATTACTCTGCAATACTAATAAACTTGTGCTTGGTACCTTACTTAGCCATAGTTCGTATTGTGGTTGCGTTATATGTTCACAACTGGTATTAATAATGATATCTGAGGCACTCCGGACTGAACACATGTCTGCGGTTACTGCGTTAAATCTACCAGTCATTTCTTCTAACTTATTCATCATAGATGCAATCGGCTCGCACGTCGGATCTATATCAATACTTCGAATATTGTTAATAGGTATACTACTTTGAAATAGCATACTGGCCAGCACACCTACCCAACCTCCATGTATGTCAATATTAGATCTTCTTTTGACAAACTTTGACAGATTTTCAATTAACCATTCTTTACTTTTAAGTTGACCGCTCCAAAAAGCATCCATGGTCCTCATAGGGTCCGGACTCTGTCTTATGGCCTGCATCCAGTAATGTAAGTGTTCGGTGTTTATTTGCATTTAGGTATTTTACTATCAGCTGAACTTATGCAACTTGGAGTGATGCATCTCTGGGGGCTTTTAAATAGGTCAAAACCTTCTGTTAATGTTCCCAAGGGAGTATCGTGGCAACTGTAACCACGCTTAACTTCATTACTCCTAATTATAACACTTTGATAACCACTATTGCAACTCCAACCCTTAAACTTGTTAAATCCAAATGCGTTAAATCGTTCTGCTTGATCAAACAGATATTCAGAATTGTTGTCGTCGTATAATGCAACTTGATGTATTTCTTCGCCTGCAAACTGTTGCGGAAATCCAGTTTGCATTAAATGGATCATCTCATCATTGTACCCAGATACTACTTTACTGGCAGTAGGGTCGCTTTGCGGTTTCAATGTTACGTTGATTCCCATGTCATAAAAACGCTGACACCTATCGTACAATTCATAAAATCTTTCCGGAACCATAACTTGATTGATTGTAACGAAAACAGTTTGGTCTATTAGTTGTAGGCATTTTTCACTGAAGTCTTTTTCTTTGGCAAATTCTTCGTGATAACTTGCTGTGATACTTCTTCGTTGCCAAGCCGATGTTGCATCGCACCAGCTCTTCCACCATTTGCTGCCAGCACTTAAATTAGTGGTCATATGTATGCTTTGGTAAGGCACTGTGATATCGTCCATGTGTTTTACCAAATCTATAAGATGTTTATACGCTGTAGGTTCCCCTCCACTCATACTCCAGTGGAATCGATCAAATCCATTGCTTCTTGCTTGCTTTTTTATTTCATCCACTGCCGACTTATAGACTTCTAATGGCAAGTGATCAACATTATCCGATCGTGCATATGGCCAACAATAAGAGCATTTGTAATTACAAAATCTTCCCAAAATCCAGCTTATGGAAAAGAGCGGATGGTGCATCATTGTCTGCTGGCCGAATCTTACTATGCTGTCAAATGGTACTGTATGAGTCATATTAATATATATTATAACAGATATTTAAATCAAAAAAATACCCGCCGAAGCGGGTATTGGATCTACATACCTTTTTACAGGTCGTAGCGTGGAATCATGACTGTCTTAAGCATGATACCTTCTGGAGTGAATTGATCCAGATCAGCGGAAAGCAGAGCCTTCATGATGCTTGGACTAAATCCACTAACCAGAGCAGCACCGCTCTTGTCAGACTTGACTGGAACGTTGTCACTTGCGTTTAGGTTCCAGAACACAACTTGCGGAGCAGTGTAACCTGCTTCTGCATACTTGCGTTCAATCATTTCCATTGCGCTGTTGTCAAACTTGGCGCATTGGTTGAACTGCATGTCCGACAGGATCAGCAACATCTTTGGCATGTCGCTTTCTGGTACAGAGTTCTTAACTGCAACGCTAAGAATCTTGTTCATAGCGGCATGCAGGTTAGTACTCATTTCCCAGTTGCTCTTAACCATTTGGTCAAGCTTCTGAAGGATGTCACCCTTAAGGGTAACAAGATCAGGCTTGTCGGAGAAGGTCAAGAATGTGTCCTTGAACACGCCCTTGTTCTTATCCGCCAGGTACAGACCCAGACCAACTGCCACGTCGATGCAACGAGTTGCACCGCTCTTACCTGCTGAGCAAGTCATAGAGCCAGAGACGTCAACGATAGGTAGGATACTTGCGTCACCTACATAGTTTGGCAGAGCGTCCCACTGTGCCTTGACGTGATCCTTTTCGGTCTTGTCAAAGCTCTTGTAGGCATGTGCAATACCCTTCAGGACATCATGTGGGAAAATTGCATCGGCGTTAACCTTAACAGTTTTATCACCACTAACCAACTTAGCTACATATTCCGCAAACTTTACAGAATGACGGTTAAATGCCTTCTTGTAGTTGCGAGCAGCCACAGAAGGAACATGACTAAAGTTGATGTTGTCCCAGTCGTTGGCGCACATCTGTGTTTCAACAACCTTAGTAAGAGCCACAAGACTCTTACGGTATTGCTTTGGACTCATTCCGAAGAATTCTCGGATTTCAGCCGCAACCTTGCCCTTACGAGGAGTCCACTTTGCAGCCAAGCCGTTACGAGCACGAAGTGCATCGCCCAGCATGGTATAAGCGGCGCTCTTAAGAGCAGGAGTAGAGAAGACAAAGATGTCATCCCAACGACCAACTTCCGGTACCTTCTTCAACAGAGTCAAAGCGGCATCTGGATTAGTCTTTTCCAGATGGACAAGGATGTCACGGAACAACTGACGTTCGCCAGCACCGCCACGGACATCACGAGCCCATTGTGCAATACGCAGAGCGATGTCTGCGTTTTCAACATAAGCCGCTGTAAAGGCAGGAACGATATTCTTGCCACGGCTTGCACCGATGTTGTAAAACAAGTCTACAGTCTTTTTAGCTGTCGACTTACGAGCCTTCATACCATTAGCGGTACGGGCTTCTTGATTTGCTACTGCTTGAACAAAAGCGTTCATTTTTCTTTCCTTTCAGGTTAAATGTAGGATTCGTTTTTCCTACGGGTTTTAATGATACGATTAAAAATGCTGTAATTAACCTAACTACAACAGGATAGCCGGAACGATTTTTATTTTCTGCTTGGCCCCATCCCCAGTATATCGGTTCAGTTCCCCAAGCCTATCATGTAAGTTCTGTACATGAACATAGAAAGTCTTTCCAATCTGTCGTCAGTTCCATTAGTGTCTAACATCCTCTGATACGCCGAGGAAGCGGTATGTTAGCTATGAGGGCACCTTCAAAGCCAATTAAGGCTCCAGTGCATCTCGCCTTGCGGGCCACCTTCTACTGCATTAGTTGCGGTCTTTATAAAGTTAAAGGTTGCTGTATCTATCCTAAGAAAACAAACAGGTTAGTTTTTAGCTACTTGATTAGACAGGGTAACAACTCCTGCTTGAATAGGCTGTGAAGTTATCTCTGCCCATTCGGTTCTATGTTAATAGATTGATGCTGTAACTAACCTATAATTCTCTGTTTCAATACATCTATTGTATATGAAATTTGCGTGTCTGTCAACAATTTTTTAAAATTATTTTCTACGCTTTTTCCAATCGTAAGCGATACCATCTGGACAAACACCATCTTCAATGCTGTCAACTCCAAACATACCTACGAGTTCGAAATCCTTACCGGATATTGTTACAAAGACAGCCAGTGCCTTTGCCCAGTCCATTGCAGGACCTAAGTTATCAAATTCTCTTTCGTAGCAGACACCTGCTACATCTTTCCATTTTACTACAAACATTTTCTTCTTTCTCTCACAACAACTACAACAACAATGGTCCCACCGACAGGAATCGAACCTGTATTTGAGACTTAGGAGGTCCCCGTTCTATCCATTGAACTACAGCGGGTTGGCCGGTCCTGCAGGAATCGAACCCACACCGCTTGGTTCGAAGCCAAGCATGATATCCATTTCACCAAGGACCGATAATGGTGCTCCCAACTGGATTCGAACCAGTGACCTCATCCTTACCAAGGATGCGCTCTACCACTCGAGCTATGAGAGCATTATCAATTATTTAACGACTATCAATCGTAGGTATCTTCCTTCTCCGGAGGAACCCAAATTTTCTTATTACCCAATTCATCGTATTCGAACGGCACACCGTTAATGGTGTGCGGTTCTTGTTCATCATAAGTCCAGCCCAAAACTTTCATCATCTTGTGCTTGACCATCAAGTTAGGGCTACGGTATGCTTCAGTATCCTGAAAGCCCATCATAACACCAACTTCACAAACTGCACCACTACGGCACACACCTGCAACACAGTGTACAATAACATCCATGCGGTTGTCCAATGCGTGTTGTAGCAGTCGTACCAGCTCTGCGGCCTGCTCATCAGTAACTTTAAACTCTTCGCCCCACTTGTCATCCTTCTCAAGATCCAGGAACTCAAACTGATGAACTTCTTTGAACTTGTGTGCCGGAGTAGGAAAAGTCATTGCCGGATCCACAATTTGAATCAGCATACTGTTCTCACCTACAGCTACATGATGCTTCTTAGGTATGTCGGCGAGCGCTACGTTTTGAATCCACGGCATATGGTTCTCCTTTATTATAATCCCAACCTTGTCCGCCAATAGCTTTCCAGGCTTCCCATTTCTTTGCTTCTTCTTTACAGCTTCGAGGTTGTCCAATACTACCGACTACTGCACCGCACATTTCACAACGGTAACTAATACCGCTCGACTCATCGAACTCTGCAACTCCGCCACAGGGCAGATACATGGTTTGATACTTTACTCCGTCTGCATAGACTGTCATTTCAATTCCTCAAAATCAAATTCATATCCGCAACCAGTACCCAGCATATCTTCAATCTTTGAGTTTGCTGTAATCTGTTCGTCTTTTTGACAATGAGAACAGATGTACTTAAAAAGTTCGTCGCGAGCTGAGCTACGATTCTTAAACTCTTTTTCCCAACCGGGTGCGGAGATTTTGATCAGTTTGAATTTCACTTTTATCTTTCTACACCAAACATCAGATCTCCAGCATTAGTAGGAAACGGTACTCCGAACGATGCTACATAGAGTTTGTCCGTTTCTTCGTCCTCTCCAGGTACGCCAGAAATATAATATTTGAAATCAGCCAAACCAGTCTGTCGATATTCGTCTTTTTGATGGTCTTGAACCACTTGAACAATACCGACACAGGTACGATTAGTAAACCAACGAACTCCAGTAATCATAACAGTCCTTTCTCTATGCTATATTATAGCAGAGTTTTACCAGTTTGTCAACGGTCCGGACGGATATCGTGCTCGTCCAAAATAGCTCGTAATCGTTCAATTTCGTCAGCAGCTTCGTCTAAGAGGTTTGCAATCTTATCTGGCTTGCCTTCGACTACTGCAAGTCTGCCGGGAATTTGGCGACGGATTTCTGCTCGTTTTCTCAATCGGAAAAGGAGACTTTGCTGTGCTACTGGTAAATGGCTTTCGTCTTTCATTTTGGATATATTACAAAAAATGGTTTGTTTTTCTTTACGGCATAGTCATGGGTATACCAAGTGCCGCCTTTTGGTTGCCATTCCATCTGTAGTGGAACCACAAGCAAATAATCGCAAGCGTCTACAATAGCACGGTCACGTTCTAAATACCCTGCTGGCTCGTGTACTACATCACCACCGAAGAAGCCGCGAGTTTCATCTAACTTGGGAGGATAACAGACAATTTTGTAACCCAACTCTTTGGCAATATAGGCCGCCTCAACGTCAACACCTGTACAGTCACCGTGATGGAATTCGGCACCTTCGCAGTATCGGCCAGTAAGATATTTTCGAACCATTTCAAACTGGTGCTCTGTCATGCCTTCGCGTGTGCCTGTGATTCCAATTTTCATTCTACCACCCTATATTTTGAGAAAGGATAAGTTTCAATCAGCCACTCTAACAGTTCTTCACTGTAGGGCAGTCTGATTGAACCATATTTGTTTGTTATATACATTATGCGCCAACAAAGTTACGCACCCACTCTAAACGAGCTTGCTCGTCCATAGCAGTGTATTCAACAATATTAGCACGAATAGCATCCACAAGTGGGTAGTACTCTTCATCAAGATTGTGCTTGATATCCTTGTTCATGTCCACCAACTTGTCTGTACGTGGATTGCGGGCAACCCACTTTGAAGTCAAGTAGTATGGCGACTTGATTTTGGCACT